GCGGTTCCCGGTGATCTGGAGCTTCTCCATGACCTCGGCCTTGCCCGGCGCATAGAAGTAGTGCGGGTCGGGGGTCGGCGAGTACTGGATGAAAGGCTTGAGGTTGTGCCAGAAAGGATTCGGGCGATTGCGCAGCATGTACCGCGAGTTCGCGATGGTGATGACGCGCATGCGCACGCCGTCCGGGCACAACTCGGTGGGGAGGTATCCCCACATCTCGAAGATTTCGACCGGGCGCGCGTACTTGTCCATGAACTTCACGGTCGCGTCGTCCATGCCGGTGCGGGTTGCGAACCGGCGAACAGTCGCCTCGTCAGTGAAGTGGTCCCAGCCGACACCGCCCTCGCGTTCCATCCGGCGGACTTCCTCGGCGTCGAAGACGCCCATGTCCTCGCTGGCGAGGTAGCGGATGTCGTCGAGGTCCAGGAAGTAGCGGCGGACGCACCACGGCATGTCGGTGATACGCGAGAAGTTCACTGCCGGGAAGAAGTCGAGCAGGTCCACGTTCTCGGTGCAAGGGCCGTCGAACGACGTGATCGGACCCTTCTTGATCTGCTTGACTGTGCGGCCGGACAAGGGGAGCCGGTCCACGAACTCCTGAATGCGCATTTCGCGCGTACGCTTCCAGCCGACCTGCGTCACGCCGACCCCATAGAGGTCAGCCGAGACGAAGAGTTCGACCTGCTTCAGGAAGAGGTTGTCGTCTTTCATCTGCGCTGAGACGAGGGCCTCGCGCCGACGAGCCACTGGCATGTCGTCCGGGCCGTAGCCGACGAACGTCACGATGGGCCACATGTTCAGCGAGGTGCTGGCCTTGCGCGCAGCATCCGCCCACACGGCGCTGTAGATGAGCGGGATGTGGACGTTGTTCTTGTGCGGGTGGAACCGGCCGGTCCACGTTCCGCGCCACATGTCGTAGCGCCGGGGGAGCGACTGCCGGATGCCCATATAGTGGTTCTCTGAGAGCTTCTTGCGCGAGACCACCACGTCGATGATCTGTTCGCGCACGGCCTCGGTGCCACCCTGGCTGCGCTCGATGAGAAAGTTAGTGCCGTACATTCAGTCCCCGTTTCACCTGGGCCGGGAGGTCGAGGTGCAAGAAAGAGCCGGTGAAGTTCTGAACACCGCCGTGCTGGCCGATGTGCAGGAGCAGGTCGCGCGTCAATCGCACGTCCTGTCCGCAATAGTTGAACAGTTCTCCGAACCGGCGTTGGGAGTAGAGATCGGGGGCATGTGCACCTGAACCTGACTTACCTCGGCCAAATGTTCGACGACAGATCGCGTCAAGCGTATTGTCTCCCGTCGTGCCGACACGACCGGATGACGCATTGGTCCGCGCAATGAGTGCGTACAGGTCGAGGTGCTCCCGCAGCCGCAGTTTACGACCGAGTAGGCCCTCGACAACCGGAACGTCAAACCCTTCACTGCGAAAACCCACGACAACATCAGCCTTCTCCAGGTGAGCAGCCACTTCCCGAATCGAGTGCTCATCGTAGAAGAAGAGCCACTCGTCCTGGAGGTCGTAGACCGCAAGCGCACTGATGCCACCGTCTCCGGCGCGGAGTCGAGCCCAGCCGATTTCCTTGTTCTTGTCGAGTTGATCGGCATGCAGGCGAGTCTCCAGGTCGAATATCACGATGCGCATATGCGCTCACTTTCTCACACAGGTTCCCTCGGCGGCAGTAGATAGTCGTCAGGGCCGTGGCCCGGACCCATCATCGAGGCCGCCTCGCGTTCAGTCTCCTCGATTTGCTCGACCATCTGGTTGGCAAGAGGATTCCGCTTGGTGTCGTCGTCATAAGGCTGTACCGGATACGCGCCCTCTTCCGCCGCCGTGAGGTAGGTGAGGGAAAGCGGTCTCCGCCAGATGCGTCCCCCGTTCGGGAGTTCTTCGATGAACACGTCGGCCGCTGCATCCGCGAGGTCATCGTGGTCCACAGCGTCGATGCGTAGCATCTGGTTGAAGAACTTGAGTGCGATGGTGGGCACGATCCAGTGCTTACACTCCAACGCAGGCAGGTCCGGCGGGCATGCACACTGCCGGTTGAGAAGGATGCGCACGTAGCCTTCCGACCAGTAGGCGGCAGCCTTGCGGATTCGGGTACGCTTCTTCGTACCCTGGCGGTTCAACTGGTGGATCGGGATGTAGAAGCCCGCTCCGTTGAGGACCGCTTTCAGCACCGAGGGGTAGACATCAGCTTTCCCTCCGCCGTCGGATTCATCCGTAAGACACTTGATGCGGATGCCGCGCATGCGAAGGATGACGCACACCTTGATGAGTTCCGCGTGGAAATCTTCCGCGCGCCATTCGTTCGACGCTCTGAGGAGCGACGTGTCCAGGTACAGAAGGCCGTTTGTGCGCTCGTCGTGTAGCCAAACCACAATGGCCGAATCGTCCCCCTTGCCGATGCTCTCCTTCTTCTTGAAGGCGCAGTCGATGTGGATGGAGGCGATGGGGTTGATGATGCCGCCGGCCCAGCCACGGAGCATGCGGAAGTCGCAATAGATGTCGTGAATCTGCCGCTCCACGAGGGGAGCGTGTTCGCCCGAGCCGGGGTTGTTCTGCTGCTGGCAGGCGTAGTCTTCGGGGTCGCGTGACTTGTGCTCTTTGATCTTCCGCTCGTTGTAGACCTCGGGGAGAGTCGGTTTCCCAGTCTCTTCGTCCTCGGTCTGCCAGAAGTTGAGGTGCCACGAGCCCTGCCCGAGCGGGACCTTCTCGAAGAGGGTCATGTTCGGACACTTCATACCGGCCCAGGTGGCAACGCCTTCGCGTTTGTGGTGGCGACCAGCAACGTCGTCGTCCAGGTAGCGCGTCAGGTCCATCATCATCAGGCCGTTCGGCTTCAATGCGTTGTAGCAAGCGTCCACGGCCGTGTGCACCGTGGTCATGTACGTCCCACCCTCGCGGAGCTTGTTCGCGTAGATCGGGTCGTCGATGATGTGCTGGTCGTGGTGGTAGCCGGTCATACCGATCTCGACGCCGGTCGTGTCGAACGAGGGCTCCGAGAGCGAGGTCATCTCGCGGAATGCGTGCACGCACTCTTGCTTGTCCCACTTCCGAAGGGGGTCGTACCAGTTGCCGTACAGCCACGTGAACCATGAGAGACGGTTCTTGCCGCTGATGACTTCCTGGACCGACTGGAGAATGGACTTCGAGAGTGGGTGAGTCGCGCTGAAGTACAGCGTGCTCATGTCGGGGTCGGCGAGGTGTGTCCAGAGGGTCGCGCATTTGGTTGCGATGACCGTCTTGCCGAACTGGCGAGGCCAGATGACCGCGATGTAGTAGCGGTCGTCAGAGCCGTGGGCTCTAAGGTCTAGCCAGCGGAGGAGGTGATACTGGAGCCAATCGACGAGGGGCTTGTGGACGCGGGGCTGGAGCCAGCGGACTTCGCCGCTTCGCTTCTGGAAGTAGAACTCGGTGCCCCAGGAGAGGGCGATGAAGTTCCAGAGGGCGTCGGGGTGCGTAATCGGCGTCGTGCCATCTGAGTCATGCCAGCGACTTGGAGCACAAAGTGCCGTCCAGAGGTCACGTTCCGCTTCCAGGTCCCACTTCAGGGCCATCGGGTCCTCCCTCAAAGAAGTGCACGTCGAGGATTAGCCCGAGCAGTGCGAAGTCGAGGTCGAAGTACCGATGTTGGAAACAACCTGACACGTGAAATGTGACGTTGGTCAGTTCGGACTTGTCAAAGCCGATGCCGATACCACCCCAGGTGTTCTGCCACGACTTATACTTCATTCTTGCCTTCATGCTCACTCTTCTTGATCGCCTCGTCCATCTCTTGGTCCGTCATCTTCGATGGGTCACCATCGACTGAGATGAAGCGGCCTGGTCGCGCGTATAGATTCTTCACGTCGAGCTTGACGGGCTTAGGCTCCTGGATCGAGATGTTGCCCTTCTCGTCACGGATGAGGATGGGATGCCACATTGCCATCCAGATATCGAATCCTTCAGGCACCGTCTCTCCGCACTTGATCCGGCGATGAAGCTCAACTAGAGCAGCCTTGCGCAGCATCTCGTACACAACGTCGATGTTGCACATAGAAAAGGCGCACGACTCGCTGACCTGGAAAGCTACACCGTAGACACCTTCACGTTTGATGGGCTCTGCCACCCACAAGAATGTATGGTTATCGCCACGCATTCCAATGCGGATGAACTGCGGTGGTCTGTACCACTCGCTCTCGGGCGGTAGCTCGGGGAGCATTATTGCTCTCCCTGCGTGAGCGTGCGGCCGGGAGGCACCTTCGCCCCCATGCCGAGGTTCGAGACACGGGAGTCGCGGAGGCCGGGGTTGAACACCGCGCGCGGGTCCGCGTGACCGGAGTTCGTGTTGTGGGCGCGCTTGAGCATCGCCTCTTTGAGGGCAGCCGATAAGTCGATCAGGGGCTTCAGGCCGAGCGATTGTGAGAGGTTCCTCGCGGTAGCTCCCGTGAAATCGGACTCGGCTGCCTCAGTGAGGCGCTTCTGTGCGTCGTCGGTGAGCACGGTGCGGTTGAACGCCTCGCGCTCCTTGTTCTCGCGCACGACGAACTCGCGCGTCTCGTCCCTCGCGGACTGGCAGTCGCCACAGAAGTCGGCGGAGTAGAGCGTAGGGTCCTTCGGGGCACCACAGTGGCGGCAATGGGAAGTCAGCATGTCTGGTCCTTTCGTAGGTCGCGCTTGGCCTGTTGGCGGTCGCGCTTCCAGAAGACTCGCTTCCAGTCGCGGAGGTGCTTCCACCACTGCGGGGAGCG